ATTAATGTTTTCTAGACCATATTTACTTACGGTGTATTCGTATAGGTCTTTACTGGATAATGGCCACTGATCTCTGACATTAATAATATTAGCAGAAATTAAAACAACCCAATCCAAATCCGATTTACCATAGATTTCTTCTGCGATTGTGTCGGGTCTGGCTCCATCTCTAATTTCATACTTATTGAAGATAGTAAAAATATTTTGAAGATCATCTCGAATCTTCATTCGACGGAAAATATTCTTTGCCTGAATATAACTAGAACTTGATGTTCTATTGGCAAATGGTGATTCGTATTCTAAGTTTGGAAGTTCTCTAAAATAACTCATTAGTAACCTACTCCAATCGATCCTTCTTCTGTATCATAATCTTCAGAATATACAGGATTAAGTTCCTGGAAAGATAATGATAGTTTCATATGAACTGGTGTCGTATCATCATACGTTGCATATGTTCCAGATCCTGTATAGTTAACCGACATATTCAATAGTGCCATTGGTTTAAAACTATGTAAGAATTTGTGATTTTTTCCACCAGTTTTATAACATAGTTTGAATACATCTGGAGATGAAATGAATAATCCACCTTTACCTCCTTTTTTAGCACTCATACTTTTTTTGAATAACCTTAACATGGATTTTATTGTTTCACTTTCTGTTTTATCTCTGGGTGCCAGATCAAATTCAAAATTAAAAGATCTGAGAGTTACATTATTAAACAAGAGTTCCATGTTTGGATTAAGAACTTGCCCAGTGGCTCTTGAAACAACACCTTTGGCATCTACGTTAAATCCAAGAGCACCAACTGCCTTAGCAGCAAAAAAGTTCTGAATTTTTTTTCCATCAACTCCTGCTGCTTCCAATCCACCAATAAGATTTGCTCCACCAGTAAAGACTTCTCCAATGGCACCACCAATACCATCTTGTCCTATTGCTTTTGCACCAATACCAACTGCTCGAGCTGCAATACCATTTAAACTATCTGATCCCCAATCAACTGCATTACTATCCTGAATATTTTCTGGGATGGGTAAGAAAATATATGCAAGTGGTGTTTCTATATTGTTTTTTAAGGAGTCGGATGATGTTTTTTGTTGAAAACTTTCCCCGTCAAAACCGGGAGCTTCATACTTCACGACTTTTATTTCTAAAAAGTCAGTATCATTTTCTAATTGAGCATTTGGATATCTAAGACTTACAGCAGTCATTACACTTTTTAGTTATTTATTGGAAATTATTGGTTTTTTTACCAAAAGGTATTTCACGAACATCTGCAAGTTCATCTGGATAGATTTCATACAAGTTTCCTTGAAGTTCTTCCCATGTATATTGACGAACTTGTCCCCAGTGATAATTAAACCCACGAAATCCCCAACGAAAAATGTCTGTCACCGCAACAAGAGGATTCTGATCATATTGTATGTTTGGTGTTTTAGGTATGTATATAAAAATATAGTATTTTCCGACTTCAGGAATAGTTTCATAAGAATCACTCACGGCGTCCATCAATTCGACCATTAAGTCATCAGGATCTTCACCACCTATCAAACCATTTACGACACCTCTGACACGATTTTCATTATCATCGGTTGGATACATCATTGACGAATACCTAAATCATCCTCTGTCATGATTTTAAACTTCCACTGACGATCTTCACAAAACTCTTGTGCAGATTTCCACTTTGCCTGATTTTTTGCATATTCAGTTACTTCATAGATATAAGATTTTGTTTTCTTCGTTTGTATTTTTGGTTCACGAACTTGTTTTTTGGGTTTAATTTCAATCAGATATTTTTGTATTTTATTACCTTCCTTGACCTTTATATAAAAGTCTGGAAAGTAACGATGAATTCTATTGTCAAGAGGTGATTTATATGGAAGAGCAATTTCTTCACTACTCCATTCCAACACATTTTCATTCTTATCACAATAGACCATAAACTTTCTTTCCCATAAAGAACGATAGATTACGTTCGTTGGGTCACCTTTGTATTTTTTGGGATAAGAAGGTTTATATTTTCCTTTATATGACATCTAAATACTTAATAATCTAAGTCGGCATATTTTATTTAGATGACGATATCAAGAAAGAGAATAACGGATTATGTCTCAACAATTGCACATGTTGCTCAAACATCTCACTATCAAGTATTTTTTGGTGGATTAAGTGGTGAGCTGACAAAATTTTTGGGTGGTAAAGGAGTAGATAATCGATTTATTGTTGAAGAAGCTGGTCTTCGTTGTAGTAGTGCTTCTATTCCTGGTAGTTCTCTTGCTACTGCAAGTATTGCCGGTAATTATATGGGTGTCCAAGAAAAAATGGCACACTCTAGAATTTTTACCGAAATGAGTTTAGAATTTTATGTTGATCGAGATTATAAAGTAATTAAATTCTTTGAATATTGGATGGACTATATTACAAATGGATCTGAAAGTGGAAATATAAGAAAATCGGATGCCGGATATTTCTATAGGATGAAGTATCCTAGAGAATTTGATAAAGGATATAAGTGTGATAAAATTAAAATTATAAAATTTGAACCAAGTCAAGGAAAAGAACTGGAGTATACATTTTATGGTGCCTTCCCTATAAATTTCTCATCCACACCTGTTCAGTATGGTAGTTCTGATGTTTTGAGAGCAAATGTGACTTTTAATTATGAAAGATATATTGCTGGAAAGGAAACAAGTAAGAGTAAGCAAGAAAATAATGACGAAAATAATTCAGGTGCCTCAAATCAAAGTCAGTTAGAAAAACAGGAATCTACAAGAGAGGGTAATCTTCCATCTGTTAATTCTGATTCTTCCTTTAGAAGAAATATTAATACCGTGACAAGTGAAGATGCATCTCTTGTGAGGGAAGAGTTGAATTTATACTAGTATAAATTCATAATAAATATCCATAACTGAACTATTTGGATTGTCATGCCTTTACCAAAGATTGCGACACCGACATATGAGTTGGAACTACCATCAACCGGAAAAAAGATAAGATATAGACCTTTTCTAGTTAAGGAAGAGAAGGTTCTCATTATTGCAATGGAATCTGAAGATCAGAAACAAATTACAAGTGCAATTAAAACAGTGATTGCAAATTGTATTCTGAGTCGTGGAGTAAAGGTAGATCAGTTGTCCACTTTTGATATTGAATACTTGTTTCTAAACATCAGAGGCAAATCTGTCGGAGAATATGTTGACGTACTAATTACATGTCCTGATGATGAGAAGACACAGGTTCCTGTGACTATTCCACTTGATGAAATTAAAATTCAAAAAGATCCTGCTCATAGTCGAGATATTAAATTAGATGATACTCTGACGATGAGAATGAGATATCCATCTCTCTCCGAATTTATCAAAACAAACTTTAATTATGAGGAAGGATCTATTGGTGTCACAGAATCATTTGATTTAATTTCGTCATGTATTGAACAGGTTTACAATGAAGAAGAATCATGGAGCACTTCTGATTGTAGTAAAAAAGAACTGACAGAATTTATTGAGCAACTCAGTTCAAAACAGTTCAAAGAGATTGAAAAATTCTTTGAAACAATGCCCAAGTTATCTCATACAATTAAGATTACTAATCCTAATACAAAAGTTGAAAATGAAATTGTTCTGGAAGGATTATCATCTTTTTTCGCATAAGTATGGCGCATATTGATCTTGCGTCATACTATCAGATAAACTTTTCTTTGGTTCAGCATCATAAATATTCATTAACAGAGATAGAAAATATGATACCCTGGGAGAAGGATGTATACGTTACACTTCTTCAGCAGTATATTGAGGAAGAAAACCTGAAACATCAGCAGCAGAATGGCATTTAAAAGTCAGGCATTTAAAGCACCACAATTGGGGAGAAGAAGAGTTTCTGTAAATCCAGGTAAGACTCTTGGTGATGTTTCTCAGTCCGGAATAAATCCTGCCACGGGAGAGTATTTAAGTGCCGGTCAAAGGAAGGCACTATTCAAAAAAAGAACCGTAAGTGCAGAAAAAGTTTTTAGTAAACCAGGTGCCATTGTTCCTGTAAGTAAACCTGGTGCTCTGGTCAAAACATCGGATTCGGACGCCTCTTCAGAGCAACAACCAAGTTTATCTCAGAGAGTTACCGCCTTAGAAAAATCTATAATTTCTATTCAGGATACCATAAAGAGATTATCAGAATTTTTAGTTAATGATGCAAAAAAAGAGCAGCAGAATCTATTAGCAGCTGGAAGAGAAAATGATAGATTAAAGGAGAAAGATTCTGCAGCTAAAAAAGAATCTGGACTAGAATCTGTTACGGAGAGAATGCGTAATACTCTTCTCTCCCCAATTAAATCAATTGGAAATCAGGCAAAGGGAATCCTATCAAGGATTATGGATTTCTTCAAGATTCTCTTTGTTGGATGGTTGACTGACAAAGGTGTCAAAGCCATGGCAGCATTCTTGTCTGGTGATAGTGAAGAGTTGGAGAAAATCAAAAATAATGTTCTTGTCGCACTTGGTGTTGTTGGTGGAGTATTTCTAGCACTAAGTGGTGGACTGGCACTTTTACCATCTCTTATTTTGCCCATTGCTGGATTAATTGGTAAACTTGGAATAGCAATAATTGGATTTTTAATGTCTCCGGCAGGATTAGCAACTCTTGCCGTGGCAGCAGGTGTTGGTGGTTTAATTATGGCAGGAAAGGGAATATTTAATTATTTTAGAGAACGTGGTGCCTTTGG